GGAGTGAATACATAATGAATTCAAAAAGGAATAGGATAATAAGTGACACCAATCAAAAGTCTGACACTTTAACTTCAAGACAAGATTCCGGTACCGATTTGCTTGGCATCATTGATGAAAAGTATTACTTGAGTGAAAAGACTTTATCATATTACATAAATAATGACCAAAAGATGAAGCAACAAAACATTGGATTCTCATTCTCTCCTACTGATGGAAATGATAAATCAAAGACCATAACCACAAAGGAAGGAGGGAGGATGGAAAATAATTACATCATATGCCATTCAACGCAAGGAAGGTCGGAGAATAGACCAAGCATTGAGAAAAACAAGAATGCCGGGGGTAGTGGTCACCTATCAAAAGCCGATGGCAAATCTTATTGCTTGGATGTACACAACTCAATGGCTATTGAAATAGTCAAGCCAAGGGATGTGATTCAACTCAATGAATCAAAAGAGTCAAATGGCAAACAACCATACTTTCAGAATCGTATTTATGACATTGATGGAATCTCACCGGCATTGACATCATTCAAGTCTGATTTGAACATAATGGTTAATAGAAATAATGAAGAGCCAATAATTATTGACTGCTTTAACTCATTTGAAAAATTATCAATAAGGAATGATGGAAAAACAAATACATTAACTCAACACAATAGTAGGGAATCAATGACAAATGGTTGTAAGATTATAAATAAAAATAGAATCCGAAGACTCACACCAATTGAATGTGAAAGACTGCAAACGGTACCGGACAACTACACCAGTTGCGTGAGTGATGCCCAAAGATATAAGATGCTTGGCAATGGTTGGACTATTGATGTGATTGCACACATATTTAAACACATAGAAGAATGATACAACAACAAAGCGACAATGCCACCAAGTTGGCTTATGAAAGAATTGAAAAAGAATTTGGTTATAAATGCATACCGATCCGTGGACTATATTCTGAAGTGGATGGTTTTGTTCTTGACAACAATGAATTCAAATATGTGTATGAAATCAAAGTAAGGGATTTCAGTTACCAACATCTACAACAACACTTCAACAATGAACTATTGGTGAGCAAATCAAAAGTTGATGCCGGTGTAATGCTTTCACGAATTTGCAAGATTCCTTTTTACATCTTTGTCTTTTGCCTTAAAGACAAAACACTTTTACTTAAAAGGATAACAGACAACAAAGGTGATATTGATGCAATCTATAAAGAGAAAGTAACCACAACAAAAAAGACCATTGAAGGTGGTGAAGCTGATAGGTTGAATGCATTTATTCATATGACTGATTTGGTCATATTACCACACCGTCTTGAATCTGAAATGCAGACACCGTAAAGTTGCCTTCTTCGTGCAAGTCAATGGTCGCACCTCCTTGAGTCCATTGGTTCAGCACTCCAGTATATCTTGGCTTTAAATAGCATAAACAACCAATGCTCCAAGCACTATGCACTTCATCTGCAAGGTTGCGTGATGAATCATTTTGGTTTTTGTGCCAATGCCCAAACATCACATTGACACCTACACGCATTCTTACTTGCCGTGCAATGTTTACCGTTCCACTCTTAAGACCCAATTCGTGTCCGTGAGCAATCCATAACTTGCCGAACTTTGCAACCTTGTGTTCCGGCACATATTGAATGTCATACTTATCAAACTGCAATTGTGTTGGTATGTCCAAGCCGTAAAGATTGGCAAGTTCATCACACCTTGTTGCTATGTATGATTGAAGTCGTTTTTCGTGGTTGCCATCTTTCCAGTATATTGGAATGTTTGGGAACAACTTTCTCAATGAATCAAGAAACTTTCTGCCAACATCAATTTCATCTTTAAGATACATCTTTGTTGGCATCTTTTCAAACCTACTCATTTCTTCCATATCCAAGATGTCACCATTTAAATATATGCCATCCACTTCCCTTTTCTTGAATTCAGAGAAACAAGCCCTTACACCATACTGGCAATGATAAGGTATGTGCAAATCATTACAGACCCCAAGTCTTTTAATGCCTTGTATCACTACTGGTTCATTGACCTCTGACCAACTAATTGGAAAGTCTATAAGGTTGGATAATGGATCGGAAAAGTCCGGTGTTGTTTCAAATATTTTAGCACCATCAATGTTTGATAGCATTTGATTTGCTATTTCATCCAAATCAACTTTGTTGTTTTCAATCAACTTACCATTTCTCATTAATTGAATCCATCGTCTTATGGTATGCCAAGAAAACTTTGAATCGGGAAACAACTTGCAAAACAATGTGGCAAGTTCCCTTTCAGTTAATGCAGATGTCTGAATGTCTTCTTCTTGTTTCTTAAGCCACTCAATTATTTGTTTTTTGGAAGTCATAGATTTCAGAAATTAGGTAGCCAAAGAGATAGGCAAATGATTCTTCATTGCCACCATTGAATCTTTGACCTATGTATTTGTTGTGCCACATAACAATGTGAAAGACCTCGTGAGCTATGGTGTTAAGGTCTGTGTGCTTGAAGACAATGGCATAATGACCCGGCAAACTATACTCCAAGTCATAAGCATAGGCACTTGAAGAACTGCTCAATTCAAAGTCTTGGGCATTGTGCTTGTGAAGTTTATTTTTAATCCTATTCAACCTTGCAGAAACCTCCTTACCATTGCCACCTATAAAGATGTGCAATGTAAATGGTAGATGTTTAATATGGATTCTTTTATATTTCAATGATTACAAAGGTGATATGATGTTGAAAAGATTGGTGCTAACCATATGACTTTGGTGTGTGAATTTACATTAATGGTTAAACAATTCATATATGTTTGCAAAGTATTGTAGGAGATACAACAAAAAAGATATTTCAAAAGGGACTGCTCATCATATCCCCATCCCCAGTTGTGACTCCTACCACACTGGGGATTCTTTTTTTATGCACTTTAAAAGTTAGGAGAATGGTAAACTATTATTTGAGATTTGGAAAATACAAGGGGATGACGATCCGTGATGTGATGCGAACAAGGGAAGGTCGATTGTACCTACTTTGGTTGGCAGACAAAAAGATTGTTGGCAAAAATGAGCAACGATTAATCTACACTTTGATTCATCAATGATGCAAGGAAGGTATATTAAAATGTACCACTCCATATGGGAAAAGGGGTGGTCAAAGAAGCCACATTTGGTGTCATTGTGGGTGTATTTGTTGTGTAAAGCAACACACAAGCCGATTGAATACTTATGGAATGGACAAACCATTGTGCTTGAGAGTGGTCAGTTTATTACCGGAAGAAAAACTTTAAGTGAAGAAACTGGCATAAAAGAGTCAACCATTGAAAGAGCGTTGTCATATTTTGAGAAAGAGCGACAAATAGAACAACGAAAAACCTCCACAAGTCGCTTAATATCAATCACTAATTGGAGCAAATGGCAACAAGGTGAACAACGGATGAACAACCAACGAACAACAAATGAACAACCAATGGACACTAAACAAGATAATACTAATACTATACTAGATATATATTGTCAAGATTGTTTAAAGTTTGTTGACTTCGTCAATCAAACCTTTTCTAAGCGATACAGAAAGAGTGACAAAATAGTATCAAACTTCAAAGCACGACTCACCAAAGACAAATACACCAAAGCAGAAATCTTTGAAGTCATCAAAGCTTTGAAGGAATCACAATACCACATAGACACCCAGTTTAAATACTGCACACCGGAGTTCATTCTTCGTCAATCAACCATTGAGAAATACAAGCACGGTGCAATCAACCAAACACAACAAGACAAACCAAAGTCCGATCCAAACCTTATGAATGACTTCTATGGAGACTAAATCCCTACCACATTCACTTGAAGTGGAGCAATTGATTATTGCCTCACTAATCCAATATGCTTCAGCAAAAGACGAACTTGCATACTTGAAGCCAAGTCATTTCTTTTTTGAAAAACACCAAATAATCTTTGAGGCAATCCAACAACTGGATGTGTGCAACCTTCCTTCTTTGCATCAGTACCTAAAAAAAACAAAGCAACTTGAAAAGGTGGGGGGCATCAACTACCTTTTAACAATCAATGGTCTGTTCTTGAACCAAGCAAGAGTTGAATACTTTGGTAGAATTCTTCAACAATTTTACATCAAAAGGGAAATCATTCGTGTCAGCAATGAAGCAATGAAAGAAAGCTTTGACCCATCAACTGACTGCTTTGAAGTCTTGGATGACTATACCACCAATATGGAAGGCATTCAATCCTTATTTGACCCACAAACACTTGCCACCAATTTCATCAGCGACCTTGACAATGAGATGCAGTTTTTCAAGGATGCCTTGAAAGGGGAGCAAAAGACTGGTTTAAGCACCGGATTTGAGCATTTAGACAGACATTTCCGTTTTAAGCCAAATAGCTTCGTTATAATCAACGGACACGATAATGTGGGCAAGACATACATAATGCTTTATCTAGCCGTTATATCCAATCTAATGCATCAATGGAGGTGGATTTTGTGTTGTCTTGAGAACCAAGAAGGGAGGGTAAGGCAAGACCTCATCCAGTTCAAGACCGGCAAACACATAAGCCAACTGACCAAAGAAGAATTTGAACACCACTACAAATGGGCAACTGACAACTTTACTATCTTAAAGATTACCAATGAAATAAGTGCAGACAAACTGCTTAAACTGGCATCAAAGCTTTGCAAGTCATCCACTTACAATGCTTTCTTTATTGACCCATATAATGCTTTGGATGTCAACATTAAAGACAAATGGATGTCATCACACGAATACCACTACCAAGTCACTAACCGGATGCGAAACTTCATTAAAAACCACAATTGTTGCATCTACCTATCAACTCACGCAGTTACAGAAGCACTCAGAAAACTTCACACCAACGGCAACTATAATGGTTTTCCAATGCCTCCACAAAAGGCAGATGTCGAAGGTGGTGGTAAATTCTCCAACAGAGCAGATGACTTTATCACGATCCATCGTTACTCACAACACACAACAGACTTCAACCAAACACACATCCACATCAGAAAAATCAAAGACACCCAAACCGGAGGCAGACCAACAACCATTGATGACCCAGTAAGGTTGCAAGTGAAGAAAGGTTATTTTGGATTTTTTGATATGGATGGCTATTCACCAATCTTATCTTTGACAAAAAAATGATATGGTCAAAGGAAAAGAAGCTTTTGAATTAATCCTTTCTTCAATTGATGGAATGGTAAAGGAACATACATTTCACCCAACAAGAAAATGGAGGTTTGATTTCTACCATATACCAACCAAAACGGCTTATGAGTTTGAAGGAATTATTGCCTCCAAGTCAAGGCACACTTCAATAACTGGTTACACAAAGGATTGTGAAAAGTACAACGAAGCCACAAAGATGGGTATTAAAGTGTACCGATTCACACAACTTAACATCAACACATTGGAACAATACCTTCCAAGTGCAACAAAAATCTTTTAATGATGTTATCTTTGTGATATGCCAAAAATCACAAGGTCACAAGCAAAGGATAAAAAGTATTCAGTTGAGGTCAAAGGAAAGATTATAAACTTTGGTGCAAAAGGATATAGGATTAAACCGGGGACAGATGCCGGTGACTCCTATTGTGCAAGAAGTAATGGCATCAAAGGTGCTAACGATCCATCAACTGCCAACTACTGGGCAAGGCAACTATGGTCTTGCAAAGGGGACAAATCAGTTTCATCAATGCCATTCTTTGGCAGAACAAAACTACCATAACCAATGCCATTTGTATCAAAAGCACAACAAAGGTTTATATGTGCAACTGACAAGGAACTTTGCAAAAGGTTTGCTTCAAAGACACCAAAGAGTGCTTACAAGTCACTACCCGAAAAACTAAAACGCAAAAAGTAATGGCAAAGAAACTTACCACGGCACAAAAATATAACCAGTTGAAGAAACAAACTGAACAAGCCGGAATGAAAGTAACTGAAAAGAATGGCAAACTAATTGTCACAAGAAAGAAAAAGAAATGATTGAAATTGAAGTAAAGTACAAGACCAATGAAGAAGAATTTCAAGCAGAAGTTCAAAGAATCATTCAAGCTTGTGATGAACTGAAAGCAAAACTCAATGAACTAAAAGTTAAAATTGAAGTGAGTGAAGTACCAACAAAGACCACCACTCAAGTGGAGGCAAGTGGTCAAACAAAGTTGTAAACAACAAGTACAAACAAGTAATGACATTTGTAAAAGGTAAATCCGGCAACCCTAATGGCAGACCCAACGGAGCAAAGTCCGAAAAGACTAAGCAATGGGAAGAACTTGCCAATTCAATAGTGAATGAGCAATCGGAACAATTCAATCAGTTCCTTTTGTCTTTGTGGAATGGCAACAAGCAAGACAAGGCAATGGCTTCAGACCTATATTTGAAAACACTTGAATACTTCAAGCCAAGACAAGCAAGAACAGAAGTAAAGCAAGAGGGAGTGCAACAAATGGAAATCATTATAAAGCGAAAAGATGGATCGCAATGACATCCCAGTTGGTGTAAGTGGGAATGAATACCACAGATAGGAAACATTCATTTGATTAAATGAGATAGGGGTTCAAATCCCTTACTGGGAACAATGCAAGTCACATTAGAACTTCAAACACCACACCCCAAGCAAAGGGAGTTGCTTGAGAATCGGAAAAGGTTCAATGTGCTGAAATGTGGTCGACGATTTGGCAAGACTGAACTTTGTCAAGAGTTGATTCTTGAAGCATTTGAGAAAGGTGAGTATGTGGGTTACTTTTCTCCAACATACAAAGACCTTTGGGAAGTATGGAGAACAACTCTCAACAACTTCTACCCAGTGATTAAGAGCAAATCGGAAACGGTCAAACAAGCAATCTTTGTAAATGGTGGCAAGGTTGACTTTTGGTCAATGGAAGACCCCAATAGTGGCAGAGGTCGTAAATACCATAGAGTTATAATTGATGAGTGCGAAAAGGCATTAAAGTTTGAAGAAGCTTGGACTCAAGCAATTTCTCCAACACTAACTGACTTTGGTGGTGATGCTTACTTTTTATCCACTCCACAATTTGGTGACACCTATTTTAAAAGGTTATGCAAACAAGAACTTGAGTCACCGGACAATTGGAAAACATTCATCTACTCCACATATGACAATCCACACATTGACCGTAAAGAGATTGAAATGATGAAATCCATATTGCCACCATTGGTTTTCCAATGTGAGTATTTGGCTGAAGATGTGGATGGCAAGTCAATGAATCCTTTTCTTTATGCTCTCAATACTGATGTTCACTTTGACACCAATGTTCAGTTGGATTGGAAGAAGCAATTGCATATAGGCATTGACTTTAACTTAAATCCTTTTGCAGTTGTGTTTGCCAACATATGGAGAGACGAAGCCGGGTTACATATCAACTTTGTTAATGAACTATCTATTGAGAATGGATCGTTACAATCAATGGCACAAAAGATTAAAGCACTATACAACCCACTTGTCTTCAATGCAAAGATGACTGGGGATTCAATGGGCAACAATCGAAACATTGCCTTGAGTGACAATGCCAGTAACTATGAAACATTAAGAAGGTTGCTTGGGATGAGACAAGGTCAAATCATTGTGCCACATAACCCAACACACGAACAAAGCCGAAACGATTTCAACTACTTGTTACATATTAGCCAAGACCCAAGAAATAAGATATTTGTAAAAGTAAACCCAAACAACTGCAAAGGTCTTGCAACTGATATGAAGGTTGTGCAATGTGACGCAGAAGGTAGCATAATGAAAGGAAACAGAAAAGACATAACACAGAAAGCTGACC